CTGGAGGTACAGGTCCTACTGGTCCTACTGGTGCTCAAGGAGCACAAGGAGCTACTGGACCTCAAGGTGCACAAGGTGCTACAGGTCCTACAGGTCCTACTGGAGGTACAGGTCCTACTGGTCCTACTGGTGCTCAAGGAGCACAAGGAGCTACTGGACCTCAAGGTGCACAAGGTGCTACAGGTCCTACAGGTCCTACTGGAGGTACAGGTCCTACTGGTCCTACAGGTGCTCAAGGAGCACAGGGTGCTCAAGGAACAGGACCACAAGGTGCTCAAGGATCTGAAGGGGCACAAGGTGCTACAGGTCCTACAGGTGCTCAAGGAGCACAGGGTGCTCAAGGAACAGGACCACAAGGTGCTCAAGGATCTGAAGGGGCACAAGGTGCTACAGGTCCTACAGGTCCTACTGGAGGTACAGGTCCTACTGGTCCTACAGGTCCTACTGGAGGTACAGGTCCTACTGGTGCTCAAGGTGCACAAGGTGCTACAGGTCCTACAGGTCCTACTGGAGGTACAGGTCCTACTGGTCCTACAGGTCCTACTGGAGGTACAGGTCCTACTGGTCCTACTGGTGCTCAAGGAGCACAAGGAGCTACTGGACCTCAAGGTGCACAAGGTGCTACAGGTCCTACAGGTCCTACTGGAGGTACAGGTCCTACTGGTCCTACAGGTCCTACTGGAGGTACAGGTCCTACTGGTGCTCAAGGTGCTACAGGTCCTACTGGTCCTACTGGTCCTACTGGTGCTCAAGGTGCTACAGGTCCTACAGGTCCTACTGGTCCTACTGGTGCTCAAGGTGCTACAGGTCCTACTGGTCCTACTGGAGGTACAGGTCCTACTGGTGCTCAAGGTGCTACAGGTCCTACTGGTCCTACTGGTGCTCAAGGAGCAAAAGGAGCACAAGGTGCACAAGGTGCTACAGGTCCTACAGGTCCTACTGGTCCTACTGGTGCTAATGGTGCTACAGGTGCTACAGGTCCTGTTGCTGGATCAGCAAACCAAGTTGTTTTTAAAGATAGTTCTAATAATGCTGCTGGTTCTGCTAACTTAACATTCAATGGAACAAACTTAACTTGTGGTGGAACAGTTACCGCAAACTCTGATGAAAACCTAAAAACTAATATTCAAACAATTCAAAATGCTCTTGATAAGGTTTCACAACTCAGAGGTGTTGAATTTAATTATAAGGAAACTGGAGAACACTCCATAGGTTTTATTGCACAAGAAGTTGAAAAGATTATTCCTGAATTAGTATTTGGTGATGACCCTAAATCAGTTGCTTATCAAAACTTTGTTGCTCTTCTTGTAGAAGCAATTAAAGAACAGCAAAAGCAAATAGAAGATTTGAAAAACAGAATAGATTCAATTAAAAATGACTAAAATTTTTATAAATAACTTTAACTGTCTATCATGAAATTAGGACTTTTTATATGGCAGTTTTAAATGCAAATACTGTTTCTGATGGTGGTACTAATGTAACAGCTAGAGTATGGGTTAACTTTAATGGTGTAGTTAATCAAGTGGGTGTTAGAGGTTCTTATAATGTAACTTCTGTATCTAGAAGTGGCAATGGAGACTATACTTTAACTTATAGTATTACTCTTCCTGATACAAATTATTGTGTTCAAATGACTGGAAGTGGCACTGAGGGGGGCTCAAATGCATTCGATATTGGAATCTATGGAACTCAAGCAGCTCAAGCTGCTAATCAAACATTTTTAACAACAACCACTGTTCGTATGCTACAGCAAAACTCAGGTGGGACTAATGTTGATTCAAATAGTATACACGTAGCAGTTTTTAGATGAAATAGGAGGTTTATATGGCAGTTTTAAATGCAAATACTGTTTCTGATGGTGGTACTAATGTAACAGCTAGAGTATGGGCTAACTTTAATGGTGTAGTTAATCAAGTGGGTGTTAGAGGTGGTTATAATGCAACTTCCGTAACCCGACATGCCCTTGGAAACTATACTTTAAATTATAGTATTACTCTTCCTAATACAAGTTACTGCGTTTTATTGACAGGATCTAGTAGTCAATTTAGTTCAGCTAATTGTTCTATTGGAATATATGCAGCTAGTGGAAATGACAATCAAGCAAATTTAACAACAACTAGTGTTCGTATGTTACAACAAGCTGGGAGTGGTGCAAATGTTGATACAAACAGTATTCATGTATTAGTTTTTAGATAAAGGATAGAATTTCATATGGCAGTTTTAAATGCAAATACTGTTTCTGATGGTGGTACTAATATAACAGCTAGAGTATGGATTAACTTTAAAGGTACAGTCCCCACGTCTCAAAGAGGTTCTTATAATGTAACTTCCTTATCCAGAAATGCCCTTGGAGACTATACTTTAAATTATAGTATTACTCTTCCTGATACAAATTATTGTGTTCAAATAACTGGAGGTGGTGGCGATGGACAAGGAGCAAACTTTGGTATTGGAATCTATGGAACTAATGCTGCATCTTCTGATAATCAAACATATTTGACGACAACTAATGTTCGTATGTTACAAGCAAATGGGAATGGAATTGACGTTGACTCTGACAGTATTCATGTTCTTATCTTTAGATAATAATTTTATTTAATTAATTTGGATTGTAATATCCATCACAATATGGACAGTTGCATCCTAAAATATCTGGCCAATGATTTTTCAAATCATCTGTACAACAAGCATTTTCTATTTCTTCACAAGCAGGAAGATCTCTAAGTTGTTGCTTTAATGCAGTAATTTCTGCTATTTTTTCAGTATCATTAGTTTCTAATGCCTTCATAAATTTAGCATCAAGGTCTTGAAATTTTTGTTTTCTTGCTGCTCTAATACGATTTCTATGCAAATCTTTTGCTTTTTCTATGTTTAATTTAAACATTAATATTTCTCCTTAAGATTCTGTGGTTATTGAAAGTTCTGTGGTTCCTGGTGTTCCTGGTGGTTGTAACTTTGCCCATTCTTCATATCCAAGAGCAATACCATGAGGAGGACCAAGAACTTCTAAGTCTAATTCATGAGCATCAAAAAAATCCATAGAAGGAAATGCTTCTTCCATTGCTTCTTCTGTTTCAAAATCTACTATCCAATATGGAGTTCCATTAGGAAGATCACGAACTGCAACTGTTTCAACATCTAACAATCCTGTTGGAGCCGTAATTGCAATTCCACCACTGTCATTAACAAAGAAAATTCTTGTAGTTGGTACATTATATTCCATAAAGTTTACATTTTTTTTTATTATTTATATTCAATATGACAAGTTGACAAGTCTTAAAACCCTACCTATAATCACTCTGTTAGGGTTAAAGGATAGGGTGTAGGACGCTTTGAGAACTGTCTACGAAACTCTCCAAACCCCCTTAAGGTATGGTATCCTAAAAGGATAGTTCAGAAGTATTCATGGCAGTCAATTTAGAAGTTAAAGGATCTCTTGCAAAGTGTCTTGCAACAGAGAATCTGATTGTAGAGCACAAGAAAGTTCCTACTGCTATGTTTGATGTAGATCGTAGGGTTTTGACTCTGCCTATGTGGAACAAGGCATCTGCAACTGTCTATGATCTTCTTGTAGGTCATGAAGTAGGACATGCACTGTTTACTGATAATATTGATTGGACAGAAGAGTATCCTGATGTTCCTAAGGATTTTGTTAATGTGATTGAAGATGTTCGTGTGGAACGTCTAATGAAGAAGAAGTATCCTGGTCTTTCTAGGACCTTTTACAATGGATATAATGAGCTGAATGGTGATGACTTTTTCTCAGTGAAGGATGAGAACCTTGATAATCTCTCCTTTATTGATCGCATCAACATGTACTACAAGATTGGTGCATTTCATAATATTGCGTTCTCTGATGAAGAAAATGAGTTCGTGACTCGTATCAGCAAACTGGAAACCTTTCAAGAAGTTCTTGACATTGCTCGTGAGATTGTTAAGTTTCTAAACTATAAGCGTAAGAAACTTGATGAGATGCCTGAGATTTCTCAAGAACAAAATGTTGGTGGAGAAGAAGTACAACTTTCTGCAGATTCCCAGAATACTGCAGATTCTGTGGATATGGAGCAAGAATCAGAGGAATCTTCTGAATCCAATCAAGAATCTCAAGGTGATTCTGTAACTATGAATCAGGAAGATCCTTCTGGTGGTGGTCATGAACCAAGCGATACGCATGGAGAATTTGAGTCCAAGACCTCACAATCTTTTGATGAGAAAACACAGGATTTGACCAGTAAGTATGGTGCTGCGACTACCTATGTGGAGCTGCCTGAAATCTATCTTGAGAATGTGATTATTCCTAATGATTTCATTCATGCCAAGTGCAAAGAATATTATGCAGAGCATAACTCACAATGGGTTCAAGAATGGAAACAACAAGTAACAGCAGAGTATATGGACTATAAAAAGTCTGCTGAGAAAGAAGTTTCTTACCTTGTCAAAGAGTTTGAGTGTAAGAAGTCTGCTGATCAGTATGCACGTTCTACTACTGCACGTACTGGTATTCTTGATACTTCTAAACTGCATACTTACAAGTTCAATGAGGATCTGTTCAAGAAAGTTTCTATTATCCCTGATGGTAAGAATCATGGTCTAATCTTTATTCTTGACTGGTCTGGGTCCATGTCTAACTGGATTCTTGATACTTGTAAGCAACTCTACAACTTGATTTGGTTCTGCAAGAAAGTCAACATTCCTTTTGAAGTGTATGCTTTCAGTGTGGATTGTAATTCCTATGTGGAACTGCAACCAAATCATCCTCCTATCTACAACAAAGTAGAGGGTGTTCTTGCTCCTGAGAATAGCTTTAGACTGCTCAATTTCTTCACTAGCAAGACAAATGCTCGTGATCTGGATACTCAGATGAAGAACATCTGGGCAGCATGTCATGCCTTCCAGAAAGGTAGTGGTGCTGTTCCTCGTCATCTTGACTTGTCAGGTTCTCCTATTGGTGATACCATGCTTGCACTTCATTATCTGATCCCTGATTTCCAAAAGAAAACTAAAGTTCAGAAAGTGAATGTTGTGTTCCTAACTGATGGTGAAGGATATGTGAATACTTCTACCAAAGAAAAGCATGGTCATGTAATTCCTACTAGGGAAACATACACTACTGTTCGTGATAAAAAGAATGGTAGAATCTATGCTGAATACGAGTATGGCAACTTCCCTAAGTATTCCAAAGTTCTTCTTTCTACCCTGAAAGATAAGTTTCCTACTGTGAACTTTGTCAACTTCAGAGTTGTTCCTGGTAGGGATTTTAAGACCTGTTATGATTGGTATGGCAGGGAGTTTGGTGACTATGAGAAAGTAAAAGCAGTTTACAAAAAGGAACAGTTCATTACATTCTCAGGGACTGGTTATGATCAGTTCCATGTCATTCCTACCACAACGCTATCACAAGATGAGGAGTTTGTTGTGGAGGAAGGTGCCACAAAAGCACAGATCAAATCTGCATTTACCAAGATGCTTGGTAAAAAGAAGACAAACAAGAAACTGTTGTCCTCTTTTGTGGATATGATTGCTTGATGTGACAGTTGGGGTAGTGTCCATGCTGCCCCCTAAACTGCCCTAAACCATGCTACTATTACAAAGTAATCAACCCAAGACTATGCAAAAACAAATCATTAGTTTGTTGACAGAACAATTTGGCACTGAAGTAGATGCTGCTGCTGTTAAAGTAGTTGCAGAACAAATCAATACAACTTATGCTACAGCATCTAAGTATCTGCAAGCATATAAAGTTGGTCGTGGCAAATGGAATCTGGAAGCAACTGTGAAAGAACTGGAAGAAACATATAACGCTCCTGCTGCTGAAGGTACTGATACTGTTCAGACCCTTGCATCAGTTACTCAAAACTTGATTCCTAAGAAAGATGATACCTTCGTCAACTTTGGTAACTTTAGTGATATTAAGAAGGTTGTATCCTCTGGTTTCTTTTATCCTGCCTTCATTACTGGTCTTTCTGGTAATGGTAAAACTTTTGGCGTAGAACAAGCATGTGCTCAACTCAATCGTGAATTGATTCGTGTCAATATTACTATTGAAACTGATGAGGATGACCTGATTGGTGGGTTTCGCCTAGTTAATGGTGAAACTGTATGGCACAATGGTCCTGTGGTTGAGGCAATGGAACGTGGTGCAATCCTTCTTCTGGATGAGATTGACCTTGCTTCCAATAAAATCATGTGCCTTCAATCAATTCTGGAAGGTAAAGGCGTATTCTTGAAAAAGATTGGTAAGCATGTCACTCCTAAGCAGGGGTTCAATGTGTTTGCTACTGCTAATACCAAAGGCAAAGGTTCTGATGATGGTAGGTTCATTGGCACTAATGTGCTGAATGAAGCATTCTTGGAGAGGTTCCCTATCACCTTTGAGCAAGATTATCCTACCTTAACTATTGAGACTAAAATCTTGACAAAAGTTGCTCAGTCTCTTAAAATTCCTATGATTGATGAGCACACTGATTTTATCAAACACCTGTGCACATGGTCTGACATTATTCGTAAGACCTTTGCAGATGGTGGGATTGATGAAGTAATCTCTACTCGTCGTCTTGTTCATATTATGAAAGCATATTCTATCTTTGGCAAGAAAGATAAGGCAATTAAAGTTTGTCTGAATCGCTTTGATGATGAAACTAAAACCACTTTTGTGGAACTGTATGACAAGATTGATGCAGAGTTTCAACAATCAGATGAGCAGGTTGCTACTTTCTAGTAACCTGCCTATATAAAAAATACCTTACTCAGTAAAATCCCTATGAACACTCTTTTTCTGGAAAAAGACGCAGATGAAATCTACGAAGTTCTAGAAGATAATAGAGAAGAAGTTGAGGATGAGTATAGGGAAGATAGAATGGAACAGATGATTTCCAGATATGGTTATTGAGGAGTTTACTATGATTCAGAACATAGAGGAAATCATTCATTCAGAGCACTATCAGGAACTCAAAGAGTTCGCAGAATATCTTGGTGTTGATTACGAAGATTACTTAGAGTTTCTGCATCCTGATGTTGACTTTGATGACATTTCCAGATAACATATAGGGGTGGAAGGTTGCCCCACAGAGAGCAGTTATCTGCTCTCTATCTTTCTTGGGCAAGTAGCATAATGGATAATGCAGCATCCTTCTAAGATGTCGATTGGGGGTTCGAGTCCCTCCTTGCCTGCTTACAATATATTAAAAACATGACTATTCTAAGTATTGAATCTATCTACCAGGAAGATGGAAATGTCTATGTTTCTGCTGTGGTTGAAGATGTAGTACAAGTGTATGCTCAAACATACTACGAACCTGCTGAGTATGGTCCTGCACTGTGTGAGGCATCTTTTAGTGTAAATGATGATATTCTTCCAGACAATGATTATGAATTGATTGAGTATCTTGAAAAGCTTGACTTAACTTGGGAAATGGTAGATAATAGTGATGATTACTTTGAGTGATGAATGATTAGAGATCTCATTACTAATGTCACAAAATGGACACTTGAAAATAATCGCTGGATTACTATTTGAATAGATAGTTTATAGTGTAGGAGAAGTGAATGGTTCCCCTGCTATTATCAACAGTTATTACATGTTCAAGTGCTATTGCCATAGTAAATCGTCTTACATCTGTAGTAGGATTAACATCACAGCAAAAGATGGAAATAGTATCTGAACTTGAACAAATTATTCCTACATGTCCTATTACCATAGAGAAGGATGAATCAATCAAAAAGTAGAGCGATAGATTTGATGGTTGAAGATTTGCACATGGCACATCATGAAATTAGATGTACAGCAAAGAAAGATGGTTGTGAAGAAGATTTAAATGTAATAAAGCAACAGTTACTGGACTATCTTAATTTTCTGAAAAAAACTCCATGATCTATTACTATACATTGTTTACTATTTTTTCCATTATAGCGACTATGGTGGTAATAGATCAAAATGTTGGAGAATACATTGTACTACTGTCCAAGTTAGTTAAATCAAAAATAGAAAAATTGTACTGGATGTCTAGATTTCATCCAGTTCTTTTATCTTCGCCTATTGGTAGATGGTGGATGATGAAAAAGCACATGAGGACAGCTGAGAAACTGGTACAGGAACTGTCCCAAAAGCAGAAGGATGTGCTATAATACAACTATATTCAATCAAGATAAATGACCTACAAGGCAACACTTAAAGTTGAGTTTGATACTGAATGGACTTCTACTCATTATAGTAGTGGTTTTGATAATACTGTGCTTCCTGAAGAACATTATACTTTTCAGGTTCCTGCTGAAGACCTTAATGTTTATCAACTGTTTCGTTTCTTCTCAACTGTGGCACGTGCAATGGGTCACGATGAACTTACCATCATGAAAGGTGCTTGTGGTGTTGCATTTGGTGAAGATCGAAGTGTAGAAAATATGCGTAAGGTTGCTGATGAGTTTGAACTGACTTTGGGTGAAGACCTGAAGATGAAGTTTGATGATATGCAACAAGCAGAAGAAGAGTGGGCACGACTGAAGAAAGGTCCTATGGGAACTGTCCTGACTGATGAGGATGAAAATGAACCTGTTTAATTTTAAATGTAAAAAATTTTTGGAGTTAATTTATGAAATATCAAATTATTGATAATTTTTTAAGTTTAGATGATTTTGAAACTTTAGAAAAAGAATTTAAATGTATTTTTTGGCAATTAAATCAGTATGTAGCAGATGTAAATGAAAAACAAGAATTTAAGGATAGTAATTGGAATTGGTATTTAACTCATATCATATATGATCAAAATGTTCCACTTAGTCAACATTATTCATTAGTTCACAATTTGTTTGGTTCTAAATTTAATGATTTAGATATTTTTAAAACTTGGATTCGCATTAAAGTAAATTTATATCCTTCTACTTTAGAAGTAAATGAACACCAACCCCATACTGATTATGATTATAGTCAAAAATCTGCAGTTTTTTCATTGAATACATGTGATGGATTTACTAAAATGCATGATGGAACTAAAATAGAAAGTATAAAAAATAGATTAGTATTATTTGATAGTAGTTTACCTCATAATTCATCAACCACTTCTAATTCTAAATTTAGAATGAATATTAATTTTAATTGGTTTTAACATAAAAAATGAAACTGTTTAATCTTACATACAAAGAAGATTGGGGTCATGAATGGTATGTTCAAGTCCTGAATGTAAAAGGTTGGAGTTTGTTTCAAGGGTCTGTTAGTTGGAATGATACTCCTGCTTGGCCTTATATTCAAATCAAATCAGGTTCTGGTTCTACTTTGAGTATCTTGTTCTGGGCATATAAGTTTGGTCTTGATATTGGTATCCTTGAACGCACTTGGAACTGGAATGACTCAACTCATTGACCCTTCTGACTCACGATATTTTCGTCAAACATCTAATGAACCTTACCTTCGTCACGATTATAAATTAGTAATGAGCAATGGTGATACTGTTGTCTTTGATAATTATGAAGATGTGCAGCGTAAATGGTTTGAATATAGTGGTAATTTTCTAAGTCATGTTGAGGTGTTGGACCATAAGCAATCAAACAAAAACAAAAAGAAAAAAGGATTTTAACTTATGAATCAACATCCAGATGATATCAAACTCGATAGTCCTGCAAAGATGTTTGAGTATGAGAAAATGTCAAGGACGATTGACCTGTGTGAAAATGTAGAAGAATTACAAATGACACTTAAATCAGTATTGAAAACATTCATGAAGTATCAGGAGACAACTGCTAAAGTTATTACGATGCCCATGCCAAGATGAAACTATTGACACCAACATCTCTTCGTATTATTGGAAGCATTCTACTCATAATAGGATACTTTATTCTTTTATATGGTGACATGAAAACTGGCTGCTGGTTTCGTTTAATTGGTGGATTAGTTATGGTTCCCTTCTCTATTCAAATCAAAACCTGGGATGTTATTGTGCTACAGGCATTTTTTGCTGTTATTGATACATCTAAAATTATTCAACTATCAGTATGAAACTTGATATTACAATAGAAGAGTATGGTATAATTATTAATGCTCTACACTA